AGTTGGCCCATGTGTGCAGGAACTTGGTCGTGCGCTCCTTGCGCCAGATGATGAAGTTGCCGGCCGACAGGTAGGTGGTGGTGAGGTCGTCGGGCATGGGTGCGCACCAGTCGATGCTGATGTCCATGACGTGCTGCCCGTAGTATAGCGGCTCGAGGTCCATGTCTCCGGTGACGTAGCTGTCGGCGTCCATCCACATGATGCCGTCATATCGACTGATGCGCTCGGTGATCATCTCGAGCTTCTGGTGGCTGGGGTGCGTCCGGCTGTGGTATGTGCGCACCGTCTCATGGGTGTAGCCACGACGCTCGGCGTAGGCGCGCTGCGATGCTGCGCAGCGGTCCCCCACGTCGGCCATGTTATCGGTGTATCCGGTCAGGACAAGGATGTTCGCCATTGCGCTATCGTTTGGACGCGGTTGTTCCATCGGTCGTTGGCAAATGTGCTCTCGGCCTGCTCCATGCCGAGCGCCTCGGTCTGGACGGGGTTGTCGAGGGCGTTGCGCACCTCCTCGATCAGCTGCTCGGTGGTCATGGCCGTGCCGTTGATGGTGTAGGCGCCGCAGGCGCGGGACCGCAGGTATCGGTCGGAGTAGAATCCTGCGCGGTCGAAGTGGTCGAGGTTGATGGCGATGAGCGCCTCCTTGTAGACCTCGGCGTCGGTGCCCTTGAGGACCATCTTACCGAACCCTTTACCGTAAGCGTGGAAGTCCGAGCGGAAGGCGTGGTGCAGCGCGTCCACCTTCTCACGGCGGTCCTTAGACAGCGGGAACCGGTCGCGGTAGTCGTTGCCGATGAACACGATGCGGGGGCGGCAGGGCGGTCGGTAGAGGGTGTTGTAGATCAGCGGGTCGTAGCCTATCTGGAGGTAGCGTGCGTCGAAGCCCATCTCGCGCATGGTCAGCACGTCGGGGTGGTTCGTGAAGGCGGTGATGTCGACGTGCGGCGCCAGGTCGATGTAGTGCTGTGGGATGGGGTCACGCACGTCACCGGTCCAGTTGATGACCATCACGCCCATGTCGCGGACCTCCTTCAATGTTGAAGGGTCGACTACGTTGGGCGTCTGCAGCTGCATGAACAGCACGTCGGCCTTCAGGAAGTAGCAGTTCTCGATGATCGACCGCTGCCGGCTGCGGTGGTCCATGCTCCCCCAGTCGAGGCGCAGAATGGGGTGCCCTTCTTGGATGGCGGCGCTGTCGAACTCGGGCATGCCCATTGCGAGGTGGATAATCGTCATAGTGTGCAGGGGTTGACCATGTGGTATGGTGGTGTGATGGTGTATGCCTTGGGCTTTCCGCGCCCCTCGCCATAGGTGCGGTAGTTGCTGGTGTGCAGGTGGATGGCGTGGACGCTCCGGCAGGGGTTGATCACGTCGAGGCCCATCGCCTTCAGCTCGTAGGCGATGGCGTTGTCGCATCCGGGGATGCCCATCGGGAAGGGTGCGTCGACGGTCCACGGGCCACCACGGACCACCCACGCATCCTGGCTGTCGGAGCGGTGGTATGGCAGCAGTGTTGTGCCGCCGAGGTCTTCCCACCGGGACAAGGCCCAGCACTGGTCGGGGTCCAGCGTGTCGCTGTTCTCGCGCAGGGTGTGGTCGAAGTAGATGTCGCTGTTGGCGATCACGTTGACGTGGTCGGGTAGGCACATGGCGAACAGCTCGGTGAAGTCTGGGCGCCCTTGGATGGCGGAGACCACATCGAAGATGGCGGCGTTCTGGTGCCAGCAGTAGAGCAGCTCGGCCTCGCGCTCTTCGGGGCCGTAGAGTTCTTGGGGCTGGATGAGGTGGAGCTTCATGGCTTGGTTGGTTTGAACCCGGCAGCTTCGGCGGCGTCATTTGCCGCCATCCAAGAGGCACGATGCGTATGCCAATGTGAACGCCTTACATCGTTTTCAATGAAAGGTTCGTTCACTTCTATCAGTGCAGCCATTGCATTCCCCTCGTGGATTAGGCGCTGTATCAGTTTGGCATCCTTGGCGCGGTCGGCTTCTACCTGTCGCAGTTCCTGCAACGCCTCGCTAATGCGTTCGCACGCCCGTTCGGGGTTCAGCACATCTACGGTCTCCAATAGTTCGCGCAAATACTTTGTGTCGCTCATGGTCTGATTACGTCAACGGTGAAGCCACGGGCACGCAGCTCGGCGTGGCGGTACTCTTGCACGGGTGACAGCCTGCCCTTCTCGGCCTTGACCTCCACCCAGCGGACCTCGTTGGGCTTGGTCAGGATGAGGTCGGGCATGCCGGTTTTGTTGCACTGGATGAGCTTGGTGACGTACCACCCCTCGGCCTCATACCGCTTGATGAGTGTCGCTTGAAAGGCTGCTTCGGTCACGTCGGTAGTGGTTGGTGGTGTAGTCCTCCTTGTTCCTGACCAGCTTGTAGATGCTCGGCTCGATGGACCGGGCGGCGAACAGCCAATGTACCCTGTTGGCCCTGTCACGGCCAAGGTAAGATGCGCGATCCCGTCCCTGCAAATATGATAGTGCGCTGTGGTCGATGCTGAAGAACACCAGGTCGTCGGCGCTGCTCAGGTTGACCCCCTCCCTGCTCGACTGCACCTGCCCGATGTAGACCTTGTCGGTGGCGTTGAACTCCTCGGGGCTGTCGGTCCACCGCCCCTCGAACGCGGCTTTGAGCATGGCCCCCTCCGCTTGGAACTTGTATAGAATGGCGGTCTTTCCTTTACACAAGTGCTGCGATATGTAAAGGACCTTGCTGTTGTCGAAGGCTATCGCTCCGTGGCTTTCGGTGATGACCGTGCCGCTGTAGATCTGGTGGAGCTTGGACAGCTCCTTGACCGCGGTGTCGGCCAGCACCACCCTGCGCCCCGGCTTGCCAATGACCCCATCGCGCATGATGCGACGCGCCAGCCGGTAGGTGCGGGGCAGCATCTCGACGCGGTGGACCTGCTCCTCGATATGTGTCGTGAACCCCGCCTGCTCTTGGGTGATGTTGACGGTGAGCGGCTGGATGTCGCGCATGATGATGGCCTCCTTGGCGTCGCTGTAATCCTTGACCACCGTGCCGGTGCCCACCCTCTTGTCCTTCACGTTGACGAACGTGTCCGCCCACCGGTAGAAGTTCTTGTAGGCAGCCCACGGCGCAGGGCCAATGGCGAACTGGTGGTATAGCTGGCTGTAGCTCTCCGGCGATGGCGTCCCGCTCATCAGCAGCAGGCGCGTGTAGTGGAGCTGCTTGAGGTCCTTGAACCGCTTGGACGGCTTGGGATAGGCACCGACGCCGTGGGCTTCGTCGACGATGAGCAGGTCCCAGGATGTGCCCTTGAGCTTCGGGAGCTGCTCGTAGTTGGTGACGGTGGCCTCGACGCCGATGGCGGCGGCGTCCTTGACGATGGAGGCGATGGCCTTCTTCTTGGTCACCACCAACACTCTGGTGGCACGAAGAAGTCGAGCGGCTTGGAAGGCGGTCAGCGTCTTGCCGGTGCGCACCTCACCACGCAGGTAGGCGATGCGATGGTCCATCAGTAGGCGGACCAGATGGTGCGCTGCCTCGGTCTGGTAGGGGCGTAGGGTAATCATGCGAACAGGTTGAGTTGCTTACCGGATAGTTCAACACCCACTATTTTCAATTTGCGCTCCCAGTCCTGTGGCTCGTACTTGTATAGGTGAGTGTCGCGGATGAAGTTGCCATTTGGCTGCTCCACATGCACCATCTCACACTCGCCATTCTTGTTCAGCACGCTGTGCCTCAGTCCACTTTTGCGGACTGCTGTTTTGACCTCGTCCCACGTCATGGCTTCACCAGCTTGTTGATGTCCTCCTTGGTCAGCGGAGCCAGGTCCAGCAGTCCACGAAGCTCGGCCAGCGCCGTCTCGTGGTTCATCCATGCCTGTGTATAGTACTGCCCCTTGACATCCTTCTTGGCGGCCTCGATGGCCCCGATGGCGCGTTCCACGGCCTTCTGTTCTTTGTCGGTCATGGTCGTGCACCGTGTTCAAAGCGTGCTGTCTGAGCCTTAAGTAGTGCGCTCTTGAAAGGCTCCTCATCTTTCACACAGCTGTCGCACCAGTAGATACCACTCTCGTAAGGCCTCCCCATGACCAAATCCCTGAATGGTAAGTCGCCCATACCATCCTCTGGTTGGCATACCCTTAGGCTTCCGTCGTCTTCCTTTGTTATAGTAGTGGCAAGTGTGTTTTCGGGTATTCCAACAAACAAGCAAAGGTCTTTGCCAGACTGAAGCACAAGCCTTTTCATCTTTTCCATGTCATCGTTGGAAATGTCTACACTGCCCTTGACCTCTCCATACATCTTATGCTTTGGAAACCAGAAATCAGGCAGGTAGAATACCCCGTTGCCAAGGTCATAACCTTCTTTCTCATACTCCCATTCAACACCTAACGCATCGAAGTACACGGCCCATCTCGCCTCAGTCCTTGACCGGAAGTAGTTGCCCTTGTAAAGTGTGTTCAGTGCTTTCATAATCAGAATGGTGCTTCTTCAGTTACTGCCTCCTGTGTTGCTACTTGCTCGGAGTCCCCATCGAGGTACACCGTCCATCGGTCTCCCGCCTGGTCCTTACCATCCTGCATGGTGTACCCCTTGTACTCTCCCCAGATAGTCATCCACTGGGTGAACTTCTTCTGGCTGATGCCGTGCGGCTTGGCCCTCGGCTCATAGTCGGGGTACTCCCGTATGAATTCTGCAAACCGGTTCGAGCGAACCAGGCGGATGCCCACATGCAGGTTGCCCTCCTCCGCCCACTCCCAGAACTCGTGGCTGGTTTCCTTGATCAGCTTCCGCACGTTGAGGTTATGGAACGCAGACTGAATCAGACCCGTGCGTAGGTAGTCACGCAGGCAAATGATCATGTATCGGTCGAAGCACGCCCATTGGTGGTCATCCCATTCATCAAAGAGCATGCACCCGAACTCATCCAGCGGCGTGTGCTTGGCGCTGAAATGGCTCGATAGCTCGACCTCCCACTTGCGGCGCTCGAAAGACCCACCAACACCACCCACGGTGTAGTTCGTGGTGATGATGATCTTGGGCGACCGCTGCACCGGAAGGCGCACCGCGTCCTTGTTCTTCTTCTCGAGGGTGATGCCCTCGGTGATGAGGCTGAACAGCCGCTCGAACCGGAAGTACTTGTCCACGTCATCGAACACCAGCACCTGCGTGTCGGCACCCACTGTCTGGTAGGGGAAGGACTTGTCGAAGCTAAAGACCTTGCCGTCGATGGTGCATGTCCGCTTCATGTGGGCGATGCCTTGGCAGAACAGCCCCTTGCCGCTGCCACCGTTGGGGTTCTCGCTGATGGTCTCGTCGTTGAGGATGACCGCCCTGTTCTTGGCGCTGGTCTTATAGCTGTGCAGCAGGTAGCCGATGGTGGACCGCAGCGATGCCTCCCGCTCGTCATTGTCGCCAGCGATGAGCCTGATGAACCTACGGTAGTGGCCGTCAGGTCCATCGCCTCCGTTCCACTCGCGCTCCACAATGTGCTTCCGCCAGACGTAGCCCTCCAGGTCCAAGTAGTCTACCGTCTCGGTGTCTCCCTTGGTGACCTTGACCGCGCAGTTGCGGTAGTAGATCATGGCATGGTCATCGGCGTCCTCCACGAACGTAGCCTCGATGGGGTCGAGCATGGACAGGTAGTCCTCCTTGAAGTATCTGGTGGCCCCTGCCATGTGCTCGAACACGGCGATGTCCTGCACCTTCTTGAGCAGGTGTTGCAGCACATAGTCCTTGATCTCTGATGGGCTGGCGTTGCTGATCAGGTTGTTCTCGACCTTGACGAACACGAAGTTCTCGGACCCCTCCGGGTACAGCTTCTTGAACCCGTTGTGCTCCAGCCAGCTTTTGAACTTGTGGTTCACCACCCTGACCCTGCCATTGTCATCCTTGGCCCAGAACTCTATCCAAGGGCTGGACCGCTCGATGGAGTTGATGGCGTTCTCTGCCTCCTGTTCAGGCATCCTATCCAGCAGAGCGGTCTTGATGGATGCCTTACTCTCCCCCGATATTAGACCCCGTTGGATAAAGTCCTTGGTCGTCCGATCCTCGAAGTACTTGGTGCCGTGGCTCTCGACCTTGGAGTAGGCGCTGTGCAGGATGCGCTCTATCTCGCGCTGGTCGAACCCTTCGTGGGCGAACTCCATCAGCACGCCGCCCGCCTCGATGCGGGACACCCCAAAGTCGTTGAAGGCTGCTGCCAGCTTGAATACGTTGGCGTTCCGCTCGCCCTCCACCAGACCGTACTTGCCCGTCCACCACTTCATCAGGCGGCGGATGATTTCGTTCTCAGACCGCAGCTTAATCTCGGGCATGCGCTCGGACAGGTCAAAGAACTCGCGCTCCTTGCGCTTCTCCCATAGCTGGCTGTCCGGGTTGTGGTATAGGTCGGGGTCCGACGATGCGAAGCAGATGCGCGAGATGTTGCTGCTGGTCCGGTCGAAGTGCGGGTCTGCGTAGTACTCGCCGAGCGCGTCGAAGTGCGCCTTGTGGTCCTCCACCGATGGCGGTATCTTGACCAGCACCTTGATGCCCTTTCCTCCTGGTGAGGTGAACAGTGCAAAGGTGAACGGGTCGGCGGTCAGTTTCTTCCTGAGCGCGGCCAGCTCCTCATCGGTCATCTTGTCGAAGTCCAGGCACACCAGTCCGCTGTGCTCGATGATGGCGCTGTCGAGGCGCTGGGAGAATGTCCCGCACCAGCAAATGGACATCAGGCGCTTCTTGAGGAGCTCCCGCTTGACGGCATCCGGCTCGGTCCTAACGCGCTCCACCTCGGCGGCGTACTTCCCTTCTTTGATTCGGCGAAGGATGTCCTCCGCTGGCCGATGGAACGGGGCGTGGGTCTCGTTGTAGTTCTTGAATGCTGTTACCATCAGTAAAAAACAGAAAGCCCCTCGCTTACTCGGTCGCAGTGCAGCGCGACCTTTCAGCTCAGGGCTATGGGACTGTTCGATTTCATGGCCTGCACGCCACTACGACCATCTGGTCGGTTTGCAAACATAAGAACGAAAGCTACACTTCCAACAGCACGGCACATATTTATCTTACGGCACATCGCACGGCACATTTACGGCACATTATTTCCTACAGCCACGCGGGTTACGGCGCAACGGCACATTGGTCGGCCATTTTTGAAACGCACTTTGTCGGCGACAGTTTTGCCATAGGGGGTATAGGGGCTACCACAAGTGCCATGCGCCGTCATCCTTCCGTCTCGATGATGTTGGCAAGGAAGCTCTCCGCCCTGCGCTTGGCCTCGGCCGTGTCGCTGTTCCAGACGCTGCCCGCACCGAGGCGCTTGCCGCCTCTGGTGACCTCCCACTGCCCGCCGGCCATGACGTGTATCGCCGCCCATCCTTTGCGCGTCTCCACCGTCCTCACCTGCCGGCCGCTGGGCAGCACCCTGTAGACGCTCATGCGTTGAGGAACCAGTACTCGCATGACCGGCACCGCTCATCCTCGGGCACCTTGTTGAAGACCTCCCCTGACACCACGTTGTCGGCATCGGCTGATGCGTGCATGCACATGACGTTGGACGACCAGTGCGTCTTGAGGGGCGTGTACTTCTTGGGACCCGACAGCTTGATCACGATGGGTCTGCTGTGCTTGAGCAGGTCGGCGGCGCGGGCGAACAGGTCGAGGGCGTCCGGCTCGAAGTGGGGACGCCACCCGTCCCATCGCTTCTGGTACTCCTTGGAGCCTGGCTCCGGCGTCCAGACCTTGTCGGTGGGCAGGTGGCAGTCGCTGGGGACGATGATGCTATACATGGTGGGTCCAAGTGTTGTATCGTTTGCGCTGTCGGGTGTCGGGCTGTCGCTCCTTGTGCTTGGGCTTGCCGCCCGTGATCCAGCAGCGCAGCTCACGGACGTTGAAGTACTTTGAGTCTGTCATGGTGGGTGGTCATTTGTATCGGCGCGGCGAGAGCCACCGTCCGATGCGTTGGTTGATGCGTCGCTCGGCGTCCTGCACTGCGGCGCGGACCATGCCGATGATGATGGGCCAGATCATGGGCGTAGGTGGGGGCGACCATGTGCCGCCCCCGGTTACGTCAGAAGGTGACCGGCGTATCGGTGTTGCCATCGACGGCGTCGAACACGTCACCACCGCCTGAGCTGTATGGCACGTGGTTCACCACCTGGATGGCGTTGAGGTACAGCAGCGTGCCCTTCTGGGTCTTGCTCTTGGCCCACGGGAACAGCGTCACGGCGATGTTGCACACCGACCCGTTGCCGATGTCCTCACCACCCCACGGCATCTTGTTGGAGGTCACGATGACCGGAGGCGTCACCGCTGCCTTCTCACGGCTCACGGTGTTGCGCTTGGCGATCCAGTACTCGGAGCCTTCCTTGTCCTCCTTGGGGTTGATGCCTCGCGCCATGAGGTTGTCGCGGTCTTCATCGGTGACGTACATGCTGACTGACCAGAGGTCGGGCTGGCTCTCGTCGTAGGCCTTACCGGGTCGGATGACCTTGGCGTACTTCACGCGGACGTTCCGCAGTATCAGTTGTTGGGCTTCACTCTTCTTGTCGCTCATTGTATCGGGTTGTTTAATGTGGGGCTGTTGAGCGCCGCCCTCTACGCGCTGTTGCGTTCGATGCGTTCTGCCAGCCACTTGGCTTGGTTCGTTTGGCTGTCCGTGTCCGGGAAGTAGTCGACCTTACAGTCGTCGATGATTGCGTGGATACGGGCTACGGCGCGTGGTGACAAGTGGTCGCCGTCCTCCGATTGTAGGCGTCGGATGATGGACCAGACCATCTCCTCTGTTGCTGTCTCCATTGAAGTATCGGTATTCAAGGTAATTGAGGTAGCTGCATGCGTCGAGGGCGCGGTCTTCTTCCATCATGCGGTCGAAGGCGGCGGAGTTCTTGGTGAGGCTCATTCGGATGCGTGGTTGAAGGTTGAACGGCTCGAGACATAGCATCGGCGGTAGATCGCCAGGTAGCGCACCCAGATGGCGAAGGACCGTGCGGGGCGCTGTGGGATGGTGGTGGTCATGGCCGGATGGATGGGAAGTTGAAGTGGTCTGGCATGGTCGGGCGCTGGCGGATGCTGCACACGATGCCGTCGACGTCACCGTCGAGGCGGTCGATGGCCTGCGCCAGCTCGTTGATGGCGTCCATCACATCGCGGGTGACATGCAGGAGGTCGGTGTGCGTCCCGAACTGTTCCTCTTCGGTTTTGGCGATTTCGATTGCCTTGGCGTGGTCTTCTGCGCTGATGATGTCCGACAGGAGCATGTGCAGCTTTTCTTTGGTGGTGTGGCTCATTTGGCTTGAAGGTAGCATTCGTTGAGTGTGACGGTGTATCCGGCGTCTTCGATGATCTTGCACAGGATGTCGAGTTCGGTCTCCTCGGTCTCCTGGATGGTCTCTTGGGTGGTGTCAGTCGGTCGGCTGATGGTTAGCTGTGCGGTGAAGTCTACTGGGTATCGTGCGGTGTTGGGCCAAGCTGGATCGTATGACATGTGTGTGTGTTGGTTGGTTGTGTGGTTAGGTCCGGCCCGCTCCCTTGCAACTTAAAGGACTATGGGGGAGCGGGTCCGGCCTGTGTGGTTTAGGCGTTTGCTTGCTTGCGGTATTCGGTCAGATACTTGTCTGCTCCTTTCTGTGTACGGTATGGCTTGGACAGAAACTCAACATCGCCATCGCCGTAGCTAAAAATGGCAAAGAACACTTCGCCCATGTGGTACACAAAGTATCCGCGGTTCCCGTTCTTCTCTTTGTTGGTGATTGTGGTGTTCATGTGTGTGTTGTTGTTCGTTGATGGGACAAATGTAGGCCAATAAATGGCCCGCGCAACATCTACCCCTAATTTAGAATCAGTCTAAATAGTGCCTCGGGTCCGGCCCGCTCCCTTGCAACTTAAAGGACTATGGGGGAGCGGGTCCGGCCTCAGTCCCCTCTCTTCGTTCTGGGTGGTCTACTTGGGATTGTACGTATAAGCAGTATCCACTCCCTCCGGCCCAACAGTAACCGTGTAGCTTACCTTGCCTGACCGGCAATCGGCTATACCCTTGGTGTAGGCGGTGTTGGGGGCAGTGACCGTTGCCATCATGGTGATCATCCCCATGATGAATCCCACGACCAGTCCTCCAAAAAAGTAGCCGGGCCAAGCGGGGTTGTAGCTCATGTTCGTGTTGGTTGGTTGTTGGTGTGGTTAGGTCCGGCCCGCTCCCTTGCAACTTAAAGGACTATGGGGGAGCGGGTCCGGCCTGTGTTGTTTAGGCAAGCAGATTGGGTACTCCGGCAGATGTTGCCACCACTCAATGTGCTGCATCTCAGATTTGCGGTCGTGGTCAACCCACACATCACCTGTAAACCGCGCAATAGCGTAGGGCGGTTGGCAATACTTGGCGTGAACCAGTACGTACTCGTTCACCTTTGGCAATGATTCTGATATATGCTTCCAGTCGTTCAAAACAACTCAGGGTATTGAGCCACCACTTCAGTAATCCTAGCAACTTCCGAAACATAATCGGCAAGAAGGTTGCTGTATTCCTTTGCCTCCCAAGGCTGAAGTTCGCTGGACTGCAATGCTTCGTTGCAATAGGCGATGCAATTCTTGAGGCTGGTGATTTGTTCGTTGGCGTTCATGGCGTGTTGTTGTTCGTTGACCTGACAAATGTAGGCCAATAAATGGCCCGCACAACATCTACCCCTAATTTAGAATCAGTCTAAATAAGACCGCCTCGATGGCACAGGCCACAGCCACGGCCACCCAGCCACCGTCGACCCATGTGTTGGCTCCCACCACGATCATGATGGCGCACACGGCTTGTATGGCCGTGAAGGCCGTGCCTCCCATCGGCTTCCTCATGGCTTGTACCCTGCTTGGAGCAGCGCAGACTCCCGCAGGAACTGCGCCGGTGCGTTGGTGATCTTGAGGATGGCGTTCAGCTCATCCGGGTGCAGCGAGACCTTGACGATCCGTGTGCGCGGCCCCTTTGGCCCCTTGGGCCTGCCTGGTGTTCGTTTTTTCATGGGCCAAATATAGGCCTATGAACGAAACGACAAATATTAGTTCTGCGACTGCCGGCCGATGGTCTTCCGTATGGCCTTGATCAGCTCGGAGATGACGTCCTCCTTCGGCGTGCAGAACGGGCAGACGGCGCCCTCGGGCAGCTCGTCACCACAGGTGGGGCAGCTTGTCATGGTAGCAGCAGGATGAGGATGAGGCCCGCCCTCCACCGCCGCGTGTCGCGATGGATGACGGCGCCGAAGATGAGCATGGCCGCGACCATCAGCCCCCATGTCCACCACAGGGCCGTGCGGTACCAGTGAGCAACGCCGGGAGGGGGGCACGCCTGCGACACTACCTGCGGCACCTGGGTGGTGACCGCAGCAGTAGCCACGCGAGGCAGCACGCGGTACCAGTAGCGCAGGGCGTGCCCTTGCGTCCAGATCTTGAGCTCGATGAGGCTGTCGGCCACGTTCACCGGCGAGAGCCTGCACAGCTCGGTGCGCATGCGCTCGATGGTGCGCTCGCGCTCCTCCAGCTCATCGCGCACCATCATCGTGTTGAGCAGGTCATTACAGATGGCGGTGATGCTGTCCATGTCCGCCGCCGTGTAGCCCGTCTGCCCGCTGTCCGTCGCGCCATCGACCACCACGGTCACCGTGTCGACGCGTGCCTCGGTGCGCAGCAGGTCGGGGCACAGCATGATGGCCTTCGCCATGTGCCTGTTGGCCTTCCGACAACCCCGCTCCGCAGCCTTACGGGGCTGGGAGCAGGCTGCGAGGACCACCAGTAGGAACAGGACTGCGGCCCTCATCAGGCTTTGTGCTTTGGTCGGACGAACACCGGCGCGGACTTGAAGTTGCGCACGCGGCGCATCACCTGCCCGCCGTTGCTCTGGTTGGTCATGCTGGTGTTTCCTTCGATGGTCCAGAACATGGTGCGCGAGGGCTGGAAGGAATCGAAGATACCGACGTGATCGTAGCGGCCATCCTTGTTCCAGTCAAAGAAGACGATGTCCCCCGGCTGCGGGTCCGTCACCACCATGCCCTTCTTGCGGAAGTGGGCGACCGCGGTCTGGCATCCGGCGAACCCCTTGGTGAAGCCGATGTTGCCGAGGGGCACGCCTGCCTTGTCGTACACCCACGACACGAACATGCCGCACCAGGCCACGCCGTCGAGGCCGAACCACTTGCCGTACTTGGTGCGGTTGCTGTTGGTGGGTGTCTCGGAGTAGCCGACCTCCTTGGTTGCGATGGCGACGATGTTGCTCATAGGTCTCCGTGTTGTGCTTTGGTGCGCATCAGCTCTGCGTACTGATCATCGCGCAGCTCGCGCTCACGCTTGAGGTCCTCCATCAGCTTGCCGACCATCTCGCCCTGCCTGCTGAAGGCGACGTTGAGCTGGCTGAACTGCCCGCGCAGCTCCGTGAACTCGCCGTGCAGTCGGGCGTGCGCCGTGTTCAGCTCATCGTTTTTGTTCTTGAGGCTGTGCTCCAGTCGCTGGAGTTCCTCGATCATCCTCCGCGCCTTCGCCAACTCCTCCTTCATGCGCCGCAGCTCCACGGTGCTGGTGGATGTCCACAGGCGGTAGTACAGCAGCAGCGCACAGCCGAGCAGCGCCCACCCTGCCCATCCCCACGGCCCGATAAGATACATGTGGTCGTTCATCGCGCTCTTCATCACATCCTCACCTTAGAGGTCTTGCGACCCGTTTGCACTTCTTGACGCAGTAGCTGTAGCTCCTCCTGCTGCTGCCGGATCATCTGCGTCAGCTCGTCGAGCTTCTGCGTGTTGTCGCTCGCTTGTGTCGCCACCAGCAGGCGGGCCAGCTTCTCGTCGAACGCGCCGGGCAGGTCCTCCATCTTGCCGTTCATCGCCACGATGCTGCGCTGGAGGACGCGCTGGTTCTTGTCGAGCTGCTCGAGGCTGGTGAGCATGGGTTGCAGGATGGTGTCCTTGGCGAGCTGCCGCTCGGAGGCGAGATAGTCTCGCAGACGCTGGTCGTACTGCATGATGGTGCCGTTGACCACGTTGGTCACGGCCTCGTCGCTGACGGCAGCCAGGTGCTCGGTCTGCTCGCTCAGGTCCTTCTTGGTGACCATGATGCCGAGGCGGTCTTGCAGGAAGCCCGTGCCCCAGAAGAGGTACATGGCGAGCACGATGGCGAGGGCGATGCCGCTGGCTACGCCATAGCCCACGAAGCGTTTGAGGGCGCCGGGGATGTTATCCCATATCGTTCGCATGATGTCCGTCATGGCCTGCGCTCGGGCTTGTACTTGGTCGTTTGTGGTTGCCAGAACCACAGGCTCTTCCACCATGTCTGCCTCACGCTGGGCTTGCCGGGTGTGGGCTTGGATGATGTGCCGATGTCGTACTTGGGGCGTGCGAAGTGGGTGTTGCTGTCCATCGGGGCAGCGCATGCCACGAGGCTGCATGTGAGCAGCAGCGCCATGATGGATGTCAGCAGCGCCACCAGCGCCATGCGCACCATCAGCCTTTCGCGCTCTGCTCTGGTGGTCATGGCTTGCTGAAGGTTGTGCTGATGTTCATAGGTCCATCAGGTTGATGTCGGGGCTGGGTATCCACGGCACATCGCTATGCCGCAGCACCGTGCAGGGCAGGATGGCTGCGCTGAACTTGTCGAATGCGTCTGCGTAGATGCCTCCCTTGCCGACCTCTGCGAGGATGTCACAGGACAGGGTATATGCGCCATCGGAGAGCAGCACCGGACGCAGCGCGATGCGGCTATTATCGAACGCGCTCTCCACGGTGTTAGCCTGTTCAGCCGACATCACCATCCACAGGTCGGTGACGTTGTCGGGCAGGTTGTTGATGATGTCTGATACTATCATGGCATGATGGCATCTACAGCGGTGAAGAATGTGGTCAGGCGGCTGTCAAGGTCTGCGAGCGTGATGCCTTCGCCGACATGGTAGAAGCGCATGCGTGCTGAGGTATAACCGAAGAAGCCACCACCAGCAGCCGTGGTGGTCACGAAGACCATGACGTTGCTGTTGTATGGCGTCTGGCTGGCTCTGGTGATGGAATTGTCAGACCCTGCCAGCCGTGCCGTAAAGCCTGTGCTGCTTGTGCGGCTCAATCCGACGTATCCTGTCGATGTGCCTCCGGCAATGCCATCAACGCTGGCGTTCCTGCTGCGGAAGCCTAACTGCGTATCATTTGGCGCGGTGCGACGAATGATGTGTGATGCGCCATTTTCAGCAGTTCCGGCGCCTATTGCAGCACCGCCAATCTGAAGCGCCGTGTGCAGCCACACGCCGATGGCTTGGTCGTCCTGCGAATCGGCGTTGTTGTTGCGGTTGGTGTTTAGATACTTGCTGGAGCCGTTGCCGACCAGTCCGGTCTTCCTGCTATAGTCACCGCTCACGAAGTTGAACACCGTCGGCTGCGGACCTTTGAGCGGCACAAAGGCCGCATCAAAGGTCCGCGCCACGCTCAACAGACCAACAGCCTTCAGTTTCGTCCATATGCCATCCGCCTTCAAGCCCGTGACAAGGTCGCACACAGCCTGCCGCACACCAACTTCAAGGAACTGCCCATCCAGCGCTTCAACACCTGATATCCACGCCTGTGCGTCAAGGTCGCAGGTGCTTGCCATATTCGCGTATTCGCGCTGGTCATCGTCCATGCAGTCGATGACCTCTGTCTCGATGTCGCCCGCTGCCACATCACCGATGAGGTCGCAAAGCGTCGGGACCACCCATACGCCACCGACGAGGCTGCCGACTGGGTTGCCGTCGCTATCCTCCACGTCCACATCAGCCGTGGCACCACAGGGGTCTGCCACCGTGCCATACGTCGTGCCGTTGATGGCGATGGTCAGGTCTGCACATGGTACTTCGTTGCCGCCGCAGTAGGCACCGATGGTAGCTTGTTGAACCGTCACGCTCGTCGCGCTCCAGTTCGCAAGCCATGGGAAGGTCTGACTTCCCAACGCAGCATCCACATCGCTACCGGGCTTCACCAGCCTCCACCGCGTGCCGGTGTACTCAAGGTTGTGCGAGCCGTCCAACGTGTACACGTTGCGCCCGTTGAGCGTCCCCGTGATCAGGTAGGTTCCGGTCACGCTGCCACCGTCCTGCACATAGGCCGCGTTAAGAAGCGTGCCGCAGTCTAGGTTCTCGGTGTCGCCGCTGGGCACCGTGCCGACGGACAGGCCGTCAAAGGTGATGGTGCCATCGGGGGCGATGGGCACCGTGTCGTTCATCAGGTCCTCCGCCGTGACCTTGGCAGCGCCCACCACATTGCCAAGGCTGTTGCGCAGGTCGGCATTTAAGATGGGGTCCGACGTCACAAGGTTGAGGCCATCAAAGCCGGTGTCGGTCAGGAATAGCGCCACGGGGGTGCCGCCCGCGTTTATATACGTCACATAGGTCTGCGGCAGGTTGTAGTTACTGCCGCTCGGCACCTGTGCCACGGTCAAAACGGTGTCGGTCGCCCGGATGGTGGCATCGGGCGCGAGCAGCGTAAGGTTCTCTCCGCAAGGGTCAGGCACTCTACCACTGTCCAGCTCATCATCGTTGGTGTTGACCAGCGAGTAGCTCAGGTCATCGCACGTCGGTATTACCCACACGCCGCCGACCAGCGAGCCTACGGCTGTACCATCCTGCTCAACGTCCACGGTAGCGATGGCACCGCAAGGGTCAGCGATGCTCGCATACGCCACACCATTGACGCGCACCGACAGCGGGTCGCACTCATCGCCATCGGTAGGGCACGTCTCCGTCCACCCGCCATCCGCCACGCCATCGCCGACCACGAAGATGTCGACATCCTTGACCAGCCTATTGGCCGAGGCGGGCACCAGGTTGATGCTGCTGGTCTGCTCGTAGATCTTGAGGTTCCAGTTGCCCGGAGGTGCCAGCAGGACCTCGCCATCCAGCGCCACCGGCGCAGAGGTCTCGGTGAACGTCAGGCTGATGAACGCACCACCGCTGTTGCCCGGCTCCACCACGCAGTAGGCGTTGCCACCGCGCTCGATATCGGTGAAGTGGAGCAGCCAGTAAGAGGGTGACAGCGTCACCCTTGCCATCACCACAAGGGTGTTGCTCGCTCCGCGTTCAATCTGCACAGCACTCGCCGTATTGGTTCAAGTTGCGGTTGCTCTCG